GTCTCAAACACAGTTGCTCAAACAATATATAGTCAATTACAAACGGTGCCTGTAGACCAAGTCGATTGGGCTTTTCTCAATCGTATGAAATGGTCTAACACAAATTGCACCGAGAATCAGGGAATTATTGCTAATACCAAACGTTACATTTTGTATGTTTACAAAACTCACAATGTGAACGGAGGGTTGGTAAGCAGAGTCTTGGGCAATCGAGGATTAGTTGCAATCAATACTCTTAGTAGTAAAGCCTACATTTCACCAGAAGCTTTAAATATCATAGCCAGTAATCAGAATGTTGGCAAAGTTAACGGAACAGGGAATTATGTTAAAAGCATGGTTCCCGTCCAAGATCCCGTCAAGTCACGTCCAGTTGCCACTGCAGTAATTGGAAGTCCTAGAACTGATGGTGGTCATTTAGGACCCGGACTTTTGCCCGTTACAGATCAAATTGGTATTTTAACAGCTTTTGCAGCACGTTCAATGACTTATGTTGAACCTGAAGATAATATAATTGATGAATTTGTTGAATTCTCGAAAACTTTTCTACAGCCATTCATTGATGGGACGGATTGTACTGAGCTAACGGATGAAGATCCGATAGTTTATTTCCGCAACCATTACCGTGGCAAACGTAGTCAATCGTGGATTGAAGGACAAATTAATCAATTCAATTTTTATGAATCAGGGTTAGCAGATATTTCATTTGATTCTCATTCTTGCTTTGTGAAGCTTGAAAATTCCTCTAAGGAAGTTGATGGTACTTATCAGCTTCGTCCTAGGTTGATTATGACCATGAGTCCGGTGATGCTTTTTAAGTGTTGTCGTATTTTGGCCGTGGTTGATCGTTGGAACAGAGGACCATTTTCACGATTTCAAGTCAAAGACATGGATCCAGCTGAGATGATACAAAAGATTATGGAATTCAGTGATCGAGCCCATACTGTCACTGACTACAGTTCTTTTGAAAGCTCTATAACTGGAAGAATAAGAGTCATCGAAAATTTTGTTATTGAAAGTTTGTTAGCCAAGGCAGGCATGCATGAAACTCTACGAGATTTTAGGAATTATGTATCTGGACCGCGAGAACTTCGTTCTCATGGTTTACGTTTACAAATAGATTCTCGTTGTAGTGGTGATCCTCACACATCTTGTGGTAATGGGATCATAAATGTGTGTATTGCAGCCTTTTGTGCTAGCAAATCTAATGTGGATTTAAATACTGAGTTTATTATCGCTGAAGGCGATGATGGTATCACTTCGACTGGTTTAATTGATATCGATATAGTCAAACGAGTTGGTTTCAAATTTTCCGAATCAGTTTCTGGATTCTATTGCGGAGACACAGATTTCCTCCGTAGAAGATGGATTAATGGTAAGGTTTATTTGAATATTGGCCGAGCGATGTCTGTATTTTGGGTTAAAGCTAAAGCAAATTTAACCAAAGACAAGTTGTTGTTTTTACTTAGATGTATGGGGTGCTCTTTGCACCACATGTCTCCAGGACATCCAGTTCTTTATGCTATTGTTAAGAGAATTGGTTTGGAAACACAGAAAGCTAAGAAATTTAACAACTGGTTTTTGCATATAGACATGTACAAATGGCCAGACTTTGATGTCGATAATTATCCAATGGATGTGGAATGCGATGTGACAATGCGAGATGAGATAGCTTTAGGAGCTATCGGGTTTCCTCCTTTGTCAGTTAGCACACAAATTGAACTAGAAAACATTTTTCTAACAAGTCCTGACATGTACATAGGTGATCGTTTGAATCACTATGATGATGTTCTTTGTTATGTTCAATCATTAGTTGACAATGAATCGCAAACTTCAATCTATTCCGAATCTGTCGTTAGATTACTTGAGATTGTGGGTGGAACGTGTTTGGTGCCCCAACACGTTTCTTAGAGTGTTTTTCACGGGTACAAACGATTAGGCGGGGGAATACGCCTTTTTGATTTAGTTGAG